CAGCCTACATTAATATATCAGTAAACTATATAATGAACCCTAAAGATTTGACTTCTAATAATGAGAATAGTTATGCATTTATGCGTAAAATGTTTGTGCGAAATATCGTTCGCGATGAGTCCATTCAAACCTACAGAGATTCTTCTTCCTATACTCATCATAAAAAAATGGTTTCTATAGGTAGACAACAAAACAAGCATTTTTATACCAACAACAACAAACGCGAAATTATCCAGTCTTTACGCAGACTTCGTTCTCGGTTGTGATTTTTTTGTTTTGGTGGACTTTTTTGTTTTGGGTGATTTCTTGATTGCCCCAAACGCCCCCTTTTTAGCAAAATAACCATATTTTTCTAAACGTTTTTCTTTTTTTGCTGTCATATGCTTTTTTCGAGACACAATTTCTCCCCATTTATTTTGTATTAAATCTTTTTTGGTTAAACCACCTGATGTTTTTTTTGCGTTTCCGTGCCATACTTCCGCTCGTGAACCAAATGTTTTCATTATATTATATATAAATATAAAATATTTAATGCTCATCGTTTTCTTCGTTTGTATAAATATCGTTGATATGAACTATATTTATGATTTTTTATGATAGAACAATTACCGGTTTTGTGAGACAAATACAGACTATAGTCTAATGTTCTGAATGGTTTATTATTTATCATCAATACTCCACCTTGATATACGGAGGATTGTCTCGAAGGTGGAACATATTGTTTATTTGGACAACTATAATTCATTATATATAGGTCTATATAATTATACGACTCATGAATTCCCTAATTTTTGCTTTTCTATCACCTGAGACATTATTTGACCTTAGAAGGACTTGTATCAAATTCACATAGTATTGTGAATTACATTTTGAAATCAAATTTACATTATCGTAAAAAATATGAGAATATATTATGTTATAAGCATTTTGTTTGCTTGTATTTTGATAAGAAATAGTTTTTCGTTGTTTTATCATTTTGGCTTGCAACATTTTTTTTGATCCATTATTTTGTTTATCGTTCGTTACTTTCAAACGCTCTAATCCTTCACAATTATTACACGGAACACTCGGATCCCAAAGAATTAAATCCGAAAAATTTATATTGGTATTGGCAAACATATTCGTGGTATTTATGCCGTTGGGAGCAGTTGCTACAATAAACATATAATATATTAATCTATTAATAATTGCATATAAAAATTATTATTTGTTTCAAAGTTTGTACTAACATCTAACGTTAAATTAGATGCTTGTAATCTTACACAACCATTGAACATATTTGTAAAATCTATACAACGGATCATTTTCCAATTGTAAATATCTTGACTAAAACTAAATGCGTTCATAAACGCACCAGAAGCATCTATGATATTGGATACATCCCAATTGTTGACTGGACGATTAAAACGAATTGCTCCTAAAAACATAGAGTTCATAGAGGTTACTTTAGATAGTTGCCATTTTTCTAAGGACTGATTGAAATTTATGGCTCCCTGAAATACGGACTTCATAGAGGTTACATTGGATACATTCCATCCACTAATATCTTGATTGAACATAGTATCTTTAAACAAACCACTGATGTCATTGACTAAAATAGTATCCCATTCAATAATAGGTCGAAAGTTTTTGGAATAAAGATCCGTGTCTAAAATAGAAAATGCGTAATAAATTCTATCTTGGTCTACCGAACCAGTTAATATTTGAAATTGTAACGAAGCTGTATTGTTTAACATAGAGGAAACATCTATAGAAGATGAAGACGGATCAAACCCGGATACATCCGTAAACTCAATCGGCCAGTTGTATAAGGATTGATTGAACAAGGATGAACCGTTAAACATAGAAATCATAGTAGCGACGTTAGATACATCCCATAGTCCAATAGGTTGGTTAAATGACGATGCTCCTTCAAACATATAATTCATATTGGTTACGCTGGTTATATCCCACCCACTAATGTCTTCATTGAATAGTGACGCACCTTGAAACATTGATTTCATCGAAGATACATTCCTAGTATCCCAACCGCTAATATCTCCATTGAATGCCGATGCGCCACTAAACATAGATTCCATTGTAATTACATTCGACACATCCCATAATCCAATCGGTTGGTCAAACGAAGACGCGTCTTGAAACATTGATTTCATCGAAGATACATTCCTAGTATCCCAACCACTAATATCTCCATTGAATGCCGATGCGCCACTAAACATAGATTCCATTGTAATTACATTCGACACATCCCATAATCCAATAGGTTGGTCAAACGAAGACGCGTCTTGAAACATAGACTCCATTGTAGTGACTTTACTGGTATCCCAACCGCTAATATCTCCATTGAATGCCGATGCGCCACTAAACATAGACTCCATTGTAATTACATTCGACACATCCCATAATCCAATCGGTTGGTCAAACGAAGACGCGTCTTGAAACATAGACTCCATTGTAGTGACTTTACTGGTATCCCAACCGCTAATATCTCCATTGAATGCCGATGCGCCACTAAACATAGACTCCATTGTAATTACATTCGACACATCCCATAATCCAATCGGTTGGTCAAACGAAGACGCGTCTTGAAACATAGACTCCATTGTAGTGACTTTACTGGTATCCCAACCGGTAATATCTCCATTGAATGCCGATGCGCCACTAAACATAGACTCCATTGTAATTACATTCGACACATCCCATAATCCAATCGGTTGGTCAAACGAAGACGCGTCTTGAAACATAGACTCCATTGTAGTGACTTTACTGGTATCCCAACCGCTAATATCTCCATTGAATGCCGATGCGCCACTAAACATAGACTCCATTGTAATTACATTCGACACATCCCATGTTCCAATCGGTTGGTCAAACGAAGATGCGTCTTGAAACATAGACTCCATTGTAGTGACTTTACTGGTATCCCAACCGCTAATATCTCCATTGAATGCCGATGCGCCACTAAACATAGATTCCATTGTAATTACATTCGACACATCCCATGTTCCAATCGGTTGGTCAAACGAAGACGCGTCTTGAAACATAGACTCCATTGTAGTGACTTTACTGGTATCCCAACCGCTAATATCTCCATTGAATGCCGATGCGCCACTAAACATAGATTCCATTGTAATTACATTCGACACATCCCATGTTCCAATCGGTTGGTCAAACGAAGACGCGTCTTGAAACATCGATTTCATCGAAGATACATTCCCTGTATCCCATACACTAATGTCCACATTGAATGTAGTATAGTCTTTGAATAGTCCACTCATGTCCACAATAGAAGTTGTATTCCATGAATCAATTGGTTTGTAAAATAATTCGTATTCACTTCTATTGTTTTTATGTAGAGACACGGCATCATATAAATTGTCGTTGGATACGTCCCCAGTCAAGATGTAAAATTGTAAAGCATTGGTTTCATCTAACATATTGGTGACCACAATAGAAGATGAAGATGGAGAAAACCCTGATACATTTGTAAACTCAATAGACCAGTTGTGTAACGATTGATTAAACGAGGTTGCTCCATTGAACATATTTTTCATAATGGATACATTGGATA